CAGCACCGTCATCGCTAAACCGTACGATCTTATCGCCTGACAGATTTAAAATATTCAAAAACTGTATAATCGGCCAGTTCCAACCTTCCTTAATTACTCCAGTGACTCCTGCTTGGAATACAAAGTTTCCAGCATGTGTGCTGCGATCACCGAAATAGAACTTCAGATCAGTTCCATCTGTCTTAGCAATGAACACAGTCTCTTCACTGTGTGCGCTTGCTTGAAACTTAAATCTCTGAATGTTGGCAATCGTTGGTTCAAAGGTCACGTTCCAATTAACACCTTTGAACTTAACGCTCTTCAACTTTTCATTGATGACTTCAGTTGCCATGAAACGATAATCATTCTTAAAATCGCCATTTGCATTTTCAAACGAAATTCCATCTGGAACATCTACACCATTGCGATTTGAAGTCTCAAGTTCTATCTTGGCATTCTCCTTGTATTCTGGAATATTAATAATAGTATTAAGTCTCTGGAGATTTGGCATTCCAAAAACGCCTTTAAATTCTGCGTTTGGAGTATTGAATGTACCCTTAACTACCGCACTCTTATCATCAGCAACTGCTTCAACAATAGTACTTGTATCATCGCCTGTGATCTTAACCAAAGAAATACCCAATGGTAGTGTATGCGTTACAATATCGGTTAGAAAATCTTTCATAATTTATCCTTTACTTTCCTTATTTTATAGTAATTCATCAGTAGTTGCAATAATTTTCGCAAGTATACTGCTGAGTTTAGGGGAGTCTAACTCTCCATATTTCCTGCATATTATATAGGCCATCTTACTAGGCTGTTGATTGATTTTAAGAATTTGAAATCCAATTCTTTCTAATTTAGACACTAAGTCTTCAGTCAATGTACCGTAGCCAAATTGGTCAATGTTTTGTTGCACTCCCCAATAACGATCCAACGGATTATAGTTAAACATATAAATGCCGCCTGGCAACAATACATTATGAACACTATTTGCTATTTCAGTCAAACCATCCAACCCTTCAAACACTGTCCAGTTAACGCTGGTCACAAGTCCAAAAGACTGTTGTGGTAACGGCGACAGATCGTATTTAGAAATCTTATACTGCATCAATCTTTTATTGGCATAGAAATCATTGAACTGAGCAGCACAGTGATTTAATACTTCATCGGACCAATCTGCAATATAAAGAGGTTCTGCACCCAACAAGCCAGGTAAAATCTTTCCTACCCCCGGAAACAGAACTAATGCAGGATAATGCCAACTGACAAATGCTGATAATATGTCCTTATAGAATTCTACTTCTGCAGGATTGTAATCGTGGCTTTGAAAGAATTTCAACCAATTAGTCGAACTCATACCAATGCGACGTTGTCTTAATCCTTCAGCAGCATTATTCAAGTCGTTTAAACTTGGTCTAATTGCTTGCTTAACTTGATTTAACACAGGAATCAAATCCTGTGATATTTTTATTTGATCTTCTTGACATATATCAATCGAATGTTCGAGATAGTTTCTAACTTTGGTTAAAGATACTATATCCATTTGCCCTCAAAAACTAAACAGCGATTCAAAGGTATTACGATTATCTGTTGCACTGGCAAGATCCCATTCTAGTACTCCCAGTAGATTTTCTACTTTTTGAGTAATGATAGTTTCCTGCATTGCATCAGCATCAAATGGCATTTCTTTAAACCACTGCGGTAAACGCTGCTCATCAGTTGGATATGCAATACTGGTCATGCCCAATGGATTGGATTTTAGTTTGCAAACAATCGCTTTCATACCGTCGGTAATCTTCATACTACGATTATCACTGTACATACGAAGCATATTGTTCCAATTGATACCGGCACGAACGTGTCCAGGCATATTAGTTTTGCCATTCTTGTTTTCAAGATCAGCATAATATGTTAGTTTATTAACACGCTTGGGAGTACCTTTTTCCCATGCTGGTCTTGCCTTAAACTCTTTTTTAAATTCTTTAATCTTCTCGATAACATCTTCTCTTGTTTTACCTTCTAGCACTTGCTGTAGAATATCACTGAGAAATTCTTGTACAACTTTTGGAGTGTCGCTACGCTTGAGATCAAGTCCCATTGCTTTGATCTTGCCGCTTTTGCCATCAACATCTAAACGCTTACCTTCGAGATCGATGATCAATGCGGCATAACGCTTCTTCGTGATGAATAGACTCTTGCTGGCAACAAGTTCTCTTCCACCTTTGATGATCTTACCATTTTCGTGAGGAACATGAAATGCACGTTCCATGAATGGAGGAAAACTGATATTAACCTGTTCGGCAATCTGATCATATAGTTGTATACAGATGTTACTGTTCCATTCCATACGTCCAGCAGCAACATCATCTTTAACAACAGGCCATGCACTAAAGTAAACAGAATCGGTATCACCGTAGATTACAGTTTTACCAACATAATCGTATTCGCCTGTTAGGCATTCATTAACAGTGGCATCCATATGACGTGCAATTACACGACCACTCAGTGTGGTTGATTGACCAATACGTCGATCGAAAAATCTACAGCCTGGATTCAAAATTGCTCCGTAAAGACTATTTAGATTAATTTTCTTAACCAACTGTCTCTTGTCCCAAAAGGCTGCTTCTTTAGCGTCTTTTGCTTCTTTCTTTTTGGCCTGTAGTTCCTGACGTTCTTTGTACCATTGTTCCAATAATCCTGGTACAACACCCTGTCTGTCCAGCGTGAAGAGCGTCCCGTTGGCGCTAAGACTCCATGTTTGGTTGGAATCAAAGACCATCCTGTATATCTGCGCTGCACTATACGTTTCACTGTTGCCATCCTCCCAGTCAACTGTAATCTCAGTGCCAATTTCTTGATTCATAACTGCGGTATATTCAAATGTACCAAACATACCTTCCCATGCATCTGCGAATGTACTTTTATTGCTCATTTTATCAGCAATGTATTTGTCAGTCATGATAGGACGTAACTGCCCAATGATGGTTTCAACGCTCATATTCAGCGCACGAATTGCTGAAGGATACAGTGAATTGATGTCAATTGCACCGATCCATTCATGTATTCCTTTCTTGGGATAAGCAACATAAGCACCTGCTGCTTGGTTGTCATCGCTATAGCCTTTGCGTGTTGGTACGACCATGCCACGTGCATGAGCAGCGTTAATAATTGCTTGTTCAGTCACAGCAACTGCACCCATCGTTGTCTGTAGCAACACAGTATTAGCATGAGCAAGTTCGTTAGCAAGTTCGATAAACTTTAACTTTTTATCCAACTTATCTAGCAGTGCAGTATCCTGTCTGTTGTACTCTAGAAACTTCTTAAAGTCATCGTTATACAATTGATCGAGTGATCCTTCGTATGGTATCTTACGTTCGTTAAGTTCGTATTCGCCAATTGCATCCAGTGCATAACTATGTCGCTCTTCGTAGGTATACTTACGATAGAGATTCATATAATCCATATGAACTCTGCCAACAAGATCAAAAGTTTGACGCTCTAATCCATATTTCTCATATGTACGATCACGTGGCATCTGCCCCCAAAGACAATAGCGACGTGTATCATCCTTACTGAGTACACGAGCAGTACGATTGATCATGTAGGGAATATCAAATCCTTCACTGTTCCAACCACTTAAAATATCTGCATCTTCGATGAGATCCATAAATGTCTTTAGCAGTTCTGCTTCTTCCTCAAACAAGTAACAGTTGGGAATACTATCACAGATTGCTTGTGCATCTGCTTGTGACATATTAGGCGGAGCAATACACAGTGTAATCAATTGATCTAACCAATTGAGAAACACTGTTACTGCTGTTACCTTAGTGAATGGATCTTCTGGACTACTGTATCCACGAACCTTATCAAAGTCCGTCTCAATATCGAAAAACGCCACATTAAGTTCTGGCGCATCCTGACCTAAGTAATTGTCCGCCAAACAACGAAAGATTGGATTGATATCGCTTTCGTATATTTGCTTGCCCTTAAACGCAGCCATTTCCTTACGAAATTCTTTATTGCTACGAGTGCTTACACGTTGACATGGTTCGCCCCAAAGAGTGCGGAACTTGCCGCGCTCATCAGGGTAATAGAACACATAGTTTGGGGGATACTCATGGTAAACTCTTTTACCATCTCGACGTTCCACAACATGGATACGTTCTTTCTCTCTATCGATGATAGCATCTACGTACATTTACATTCCTTCGCTGCTTAGGGCCAGCATTGCCACTACATGCCGAATAAGGTCGGCGACCTGTGTGTACTTATTCGTCTTCGTGTCGTAGATTATCTGTGCTGTTTAAGATGCTTTCAATCATGTCGAGATCATCACGGACACGATCATAGTCACGCTTCTGTGCCATCTTAATTGCTCGCTTGAGCAAACTTGGCTTGATCTCCATCTCTTCAGCAATATGCTTAATGGTATCATTGAGACCTTCAGTCAATGTTTCAACTTCAGTCATTACTGTTGAGCTCTCGCTGATGAGATTCTTCAACTTGGCCTTTTCTTCTGCGTTAAAATTACGAGTTGTCATTTTTTTCCTCTATTAGTAATGCTTCTAGCAGTTTGAATTGTTCGTAAGCTGCTATGTACTGTTCGCTATTATAGCGTGGTTCAATATGTTTTGCACTATCATATTGTCTAAAAGCATCCATAAGTGTAGGATGTTTTTCAATTTTGTCAAAGTCTGGCACGATGATATGAAACATCTCGTTAACTATTTCTAAATTTCGACATAGCTTATCAATATCAATCTTATTCTTCTTAGTATTGATGTGCGGATTATCAGAATCTAAAGTAAGATTTCCGGTCATCGTGATAGTGCCTTGCGAAATAGTAGGATTAGTTGATAGCACTGAAGTCCAACCACTTGAACCAAAATACTGTCCAGAACTAGCATTGGTAGCGGGTAAAGTAATTGTGCCAGAAGAAGAACCGCTACCTCCACCAGTTACTGAAATAACTGTGGTATTAGGAGCGGCATTTCCAGATGGGTAAGTGTAAGTTGTTGTTGAATTTTTAGTAGACCAAAACATATAAACCCTTTATGTCAAGGGTTAGATCTCTCGTGGTTGACCTTCTCTTGACTTCTTATATTTTATAGCATATGAGTCAGGAGTGCAAGAAAATTTTTGAACAAACATATTATGTAGTTTCTTTGGTTCAACTCTAAATTTTTCACATATATGTTGCATCAGCATGTTGATATAATCGTATGTAGTTTCAGGAACATGTCTTAGATTAAACTCAAGTTGATCAACTGCATTTTTGTCGCTGTCATGTGAATTAGTTTCGACTGCTTTATCATAACGGAATCTGGCACCCATTAGTCCACGAGCACCCGCGCTAATAGGGTGCTTACTCTGAACACCCACGCTCATAACTGCTTCAGTAACATCTTTCACACGCATTACTTTACCACTTGGGTTTAATTTTGGAACTTTACCATCTTTACTTATCTTAAAACCAAACTTAGCGGCTTGCTTCTTATCCTCGCCTGGTCCAATATCAACAGTTAGTGCATTGGACCAGCGAGGATCGTGTGCTTCTTTCTCATTATCAGGTATATGACCGCTGGCTTCAATGATCTCCTTTATTCGCATCAGCAATGCCACTTACGCAATGACTTGTTAATACGACTATTTGGATCTCTCTTAGTCTTAGCACCAGTACGATGCTTCTTCATACCCTTCATGCGGGCACAGAAACTCTTGCGACGCTTAGAAGCCTTACTGCCCTTCTTTAGTTTGCTGGGCTTAGTAGTGACAGCAGTCTGTAGTTTGCTTCCAGGATGACTTTTGCGATAACTTGCCACGCCCTTCTTGTTAAGACCGCCGTTCTTATTCTTGCCTGATTTCTTCTGCCATGCTTCTGCTTCTTCTAATAGATCCAGATCATCTACTGATTCTAGATCTTCCCAGATTACGTCAGGATCGACTCCATGCAGTTCAGCCCAGTGTTCGACCATTTCTTCAATCATATCAAAATCAGATTCTAGTTCTAGATCTTCATCTATCTGATTTGCGGTTGATAGATCAATGCTTTCATCTTTAACACAGTTACGTACTTGGCCGCCATTCTTGCCTTTCTTAGTACCTGCTGCATGATGTCCGGGCCAGCACTTGGTGTAACCGTTACTGTCTTTTTGCCCTTTTTGAATTTCGTTAAGATTTTCGTCGGCTTCATCTGTTTCTTCTTTTGGCTTCTTGCCCTGCTTTTTCATATTAATAGCAATAGCTGCTTGCTGTGCTGCATTCGCTGCTTCAGAGATGATTTCCTTAATTCTCACGGTTTTCCCTGTCCTCTATATTTCTTAAAACTACGTTTAGTATGTTTATTCATTGAACTCATCTTAAGGTTACCAATACCTTGGCTTGTGCCTTTATTATTCTTAACACGCTCTAATTTTGTTTCTTTGATTGCTTTACTTGCCATGATTGATACTCCTTTATGCTGTTGCGAGTTCTTGTTGTAGTAGTGCTACTAACTTCTGCTTGTCTGCAGGTTTCAAACTTTTAATCTGTTGTGATACAGTATTGTATGTTTTGCTTGGTACAAAGTCTCTAAACTTATCAGCAACTGCACCAGCAGCACCTTTAACTGCTCCTGCTGCTTTTCCTGCTAATCCACTAGCAGCAGCGCCAGCAACGCCAGCACCGGCAATTTTTTTAATTTGATCAACTGTTGCGCTTAATGCATCATTGAAAGCAGCAATGCCTTTTGCTTGTTCCATATATGAATCCCACGCTGCTTTTGCGGCTGCTTTACCAGCAGTATTTGCAGCAATGAGTTTCTCTGCCGCTTTTGGCATTTGATCTGCTAGAGTTTGCATCTGTTGAATTAGACCTGCTGCTTTTTTTGGATCATCATCAAGTAGATTAAATGCCTGAGTTTGCAATTCATTAAACTTAGAAATCATATCTTCTGGACCTGTAAGTTTAAAGTGCCCAAAAACAGTACTATCAACAGTTAATGTTAAAAGCCCTTTTACGTCATATGGCCTTGGACCACTTGGTATAGCATGACGCAATTCAGAACCAATTTGATCGAGTCCCATGTTTGCTAACGCACCTAATCCTGCACCTACTGCCATTGTCTTAGCACTTGATGCCATTGCAGATGAAAGTTTTTCACCCTTCATATACTTGTTGGTTGTCTGCAAGATAAAGCCAACACCTGCTGCACCAAAACCACCAGTTACTAATGCAGCAATAGCAGTTATTGCACCAATGATCAACCCTTGCTTAATAGGGTTTTTCTTAGCCCATGCAACATATTTTTCCATGGTTGATGCAACTTTTGGATTTAGTTTGCTTTTAATACTGGCTACAATTTGATCTGCTTTAGCATCAAAATTTTCTACAGGCTTTGTATTTCCTGCCAATCGACCAAGTTTGTTAACGGCATCATCGGCAGACTTAATGCCTTTCATTACGCCGCCTACAGTTCCTTTAACAATATCCCAAACTCCGGCTTCGTCTAAACGACCTTCTACTAGCATAGTATGGCGTAGTGCTAGAGCCTGAAATAGTTGGCTTGTTTCTTCAATATATGAATAAGTTGCTACTTCGTCGATTCTCATCAGTTGCTCCCAACCATTTTCTTGCCAGGCTTGTCTTTATCTTTACCCTTCCAGTAACCTGTAAACTTCGGACCAGTTTCTTTACTTTCCCCATAATCTTTACGACCAAAAGAATCGTCTTTATAACCGGCCATGTATTGTTTAATCTCTTCAGGGTCAGTTAGTTTTACTTTAGTGCCTTTGCCCTGTGCATCTTTAACTATTTTATGTGGATTTGATGGACGACCATAATATCCATCTGCTACACCTCGAGCATGTGGACCATAATCTCCACTTTCTGAGACTTTCTTTTTCTTCTTAGTACGTGAAATAGTTCCTGGGCCGCCATTTGCAAAACCATTACCAAAACCACCGCCCATTGCGCCTGCACTGCTTGCACCAGCACTTGCATCTTCCGCAATTACTTTCATGCCTTTATGATCTTTGCAATGACTGAATCCAGTATGATGCGGCGGCTTTAACCCAGCAGCACTAAATCCCTTGCCGCATTGACTACAATGTACAACTTTCTTTTCTTCCTTGCTTTCGCCAATCACAAAGAAACCCTGCTTCTGCTTGGATGATATATCTGCACTCTTAACCATAATTGGAGTACCACTTGGTTTCTTGTTTTGATCTAGTTTAGCCATCTTAACCATGCCAGGACTAGTTACTGCTGGTGTAGAACCGCCCGAGTCAGGTGTTGCACTTTGTTGACCGGTTGGCGAACTATTTGGATTTTGTTGTGGAGCGCCTGGTGCCTGTGGATTCTGTGACTGTGAGTTATTTGGATCGTTAGGATCCTGTCCGGGTGCATAAGCAGCAATACCTTCGTGCATGCCTGATCCCTTCATTTCGTAATCGAGATAATGATAAACACTTTCTAGATAATCAGCAGCCTTAGTAATCTTAGCCTGTACCCAACCTTCAAGTCCCTGTTGTTCACTAATATGATGCAGCATCTTTTCTAAAGCAACTGCTGCTTTACCTGCACGATATAATTCGCTACGTGCCATTTCTACTTCATGATCTGGTTCATTACCGCCACCAAAACTTATTTCAGCAGGCATTTCTTCAACAGTCTGTAACTGTTGTGTAATGTCTTCAAGCATTGTCTCCATCTTGTATAGAAGTTTGCTTACGTCCTTGCCTTCAGTCAATGTGGGATCTTTTAGTGCTCTAATGCGCTGTTCGAGAGCAATTCTTGTTTTATGCAAGTTAATGATAGAATGATTCGTCATCAGAAGTATCCTGTTTTAAATATTTAGCGTAATACAAAAGAATGATTAAAACTGTTAATATTTCGAAATAACATGTGATTTATGGAAACATCGCTCATATACACAGTATTTCTTGTTAGATTTTCTAACTTTAAAGTATATTCATCTGCATTTACTTTTAAAAATACATTTTCTTCGAGTTGAAGATCTTTACCTATACTAACAGGATAAAATCTTTCAACTAACAGATAGTCATTGAGATACAGCCGATATCTTCCATCTGATTCGGCTGTATCCTCTATCTTTAATCTAACTTTTAATAAAGGTTCCACATATTACTTATGGATATTAAAGGCTCGCTGTACTTGTTTCTCCAGTTCTAGAACGTGGAGACGTTCTTCTTTTTTACAACTTGTCTTTATCTTGTGTGCTTTTGCAGTTACTAAGCGCAGGTCGTTTTTGTTTAAATGTTTGTTTTCTATTCCTAGATATTCTATTACTTGTCGTTTTATTTCTATTGTTTTTATTGGAGTCTGTGTTGGATAAAAGTTTTCGGATATTGTTTGAATTTGTTCCCAATCATGTGTGTCATCGTACATAATAGACTCCTCATTTTACAACTCCTGACTTAGCAATACTCGAGAGTACTTTTGCTACTTGAGGAAATGCTGAGTCATCGTATTTGATACCAATACCGCCTGCTGCTCGCCACTTGTTAATGTTACTACCAAAATCATCAACAAGTATACTAGCCACGCCATCGTGTTGAGCATGTTCCGCTTTATTATGGGTCAACACTATTTCTGCAGGAGGCATATCAGCAAAATGCTTGTTAAGCCATGCAATTTTGCCAGGTTTACTACGTTCGTCTCCATTTAATGGAGTTGAACAAACTCTATATTCGCCATATTTTTCAACTACTGTTTTAACTAAATCCCTTGCATGAGGTAACATGGGAAGATCAATCCAAAATGTAGGATGATCTCGTACTAATTGTAATTTTTCTTCAGCATTAACTATATCTTTATAATGTTCAACGCCGGCCAACTTTGACCATTCACCAAAGAAGTCAGCAAGCACACCATCCATATCTAAATAGACACGAGGCTTGTGATTATCTTCAACTTCTTCATACATTGAATAACGTCGTTTTAATCCCTGAACTCTAAATCCAGGTTTTGATTTATCAACAAGTAATCTTGGATGTACAGTCTTAATAAGATATACTGGATTTCCTGCAGAGTCTTCAATCTTTGCTATTGCAAGACCTAAGCCATTTTTTGGTTCTCTTGGAGGACCATTCTCGCCTTTGAGTATAAAATCTGTGTTATGTAGTTTAGCAATATCTTTGCCATTTTGTCTTACTGCTTTTTCGATGATTTCATAAATTTCTTCAACATCAACACTGCGCTCGCCTTTTCTATCTAGACGTTCAATAGCATGATGTGAGATGAAGACTGGCGCACCCATGATGTCAATGCCTTCTAATTCTTCACCTCTGCTGTAATCAGTTGCTTCCCCTAAATCTTCTGTTGTTTGGGCATTCATTGCTACATACGCAGGCCCAGTATAACCATTGGGATACATTTTAAAATGCTGTATGGTACGATGCCAACCTTCGATCAATTCAAAACCCTGAGGAGTCATCTTACCAATTACTGGCTCTTTGCGAACACCGCCTTGCTGTTGAGCAAGTGCTGCCTGTGTAGCATGGCGTTCAGCATCCTTGGGAACCTTCATTGGATTAGCACTGCCGCCTGCTCTAATGTTAATGCGACGCTGAGTATCAGGATGTAGTTTTTCTATCTTAAATTCAAAATTGGGAATAAGTTTCCATTGTGTTTGTGCTGACATGCCTTCGCCGGCAAGGCTTCTATCAACTACTTCCTTAGGATTCTCACCTGGATCGTGTTTGGTTAGCCCCCTGTAAAGCCAATCACGCAGTACATACTCTGGCCACGATGGCAAATAACTCTTAAGCCAACTTAAAGCACCTTCTCTTGTCTCAGTTAGATCGTAAAACTTACCATCAATTTCTTTCTTAAGATCAGCAATGGCTTCATCTTCGCTGCGACCTTTGGCAATCAATGTCTTTAACGCACCGTCAATGATAGTCTTTGGCTTCTTAGGTTTCTTTTCTTCTTCAATGCTGTCACCTAATGTAGTCCAATATGATGGTTGCTGAACAAATTTAGTAATAGGTCTTACAAAATAACGCTTTGCTTTACCGGGAATTAAATCAACATTTTGAACAGCCCATTTCTCTGCATATCTTTCTGCATCTGCTTGAGAAGGTGCTTCAAATTTATGGATTTGTGTTTCAAATCCATATCCGCCGACAATTTGAAATGGTCTCATCTTTGGCGCTTCGGTGACACTTTCCTCTGCTACTCTCTTGAATGTATACCCTTTGTCCCCATTGACAAAGCCAGAATCAATCAACTTATACTCTGGCAGATAGCGTCCAATATTCTTGGCAATCATATCATATAACTTAATACGACCAGGGTCTGAAGTCTTGCCAGCAAAACTTAAGAATGGTGGCTTACGTTTAGCAACAAACTGCTTTACAATAGCACCCACTGTAGCAAAGATACGGAAGGCATCGCCCTTGCCAGTCATAGCAATCGTAGGATTGTCTTTATCCGTTGAGTCATAAAATCCAACATCAGCAACACCATTGGCTTGATCGACGATAATGTTGACCTGCATCTTTGTGCCACTATCAGTTTGAAACATTGACTTCTGAGCAGTTGCAGTACTTACTGGACTGATGAAACGATATGGCTGATCGGCAACTTCTGTTACTGGCGTTTCAACATCCCATGGCATAATAGCAACTTGTCTGTCTAATAGATTACTGCCATCTGCGTTACCACCAGGTCCACCCCCAACAGCGAACCCATCTTCATTTGCTTTCTTCTTGCCTCTGCGCATGTTGAGTTGCCAACGTGCCAATTGTCCTTTACGACCTTTAGCGTGGCTTGCCTTTTCTAACTCTGGCATTGTGGCTTTCTTTGGGATACCATGTCTTTGGCTATCACCAGGACGACCCGGTCCTTTACCATCAGAAAAATTCTCACCAATTTTTTTAATCGGCATCTTCTCTAATTTGTCTAATAGATCATAGTAGTCTAATCTCTCACCTAGATGATCCATTGCTATCTCAGTGGCAGTTTCGATATCCTTAGTATGTTCGAACTCTACCTTAACACCTCTGTTGATCTGATGATGTATAGTAGCAGGATCGGTTGTATACTTCTTAGCAAGATCTCTTACATTAGGAGTATGTTTGTTAAGTTCTGTACTTTCACTGACACTTTCTCCTAATCCCATGGACTTACGCAATGTTGGATATAGTTGATTTTGAACAAGAGATGCAAGTCTTGCATCCCCCGCTTTTGGTCCTAGCACATTACGAGTGAATGTTTCTGGATCGCCGTCAGTGACACTCTTACGAGAATTTGTAGCACTGGCTAAACGTGGACTTATTGCAAATTCTAAAGGATTGAAAATAAATCCCTTACCCATTTTAACAGCATCTGTATTCTTTTGACCGTGTGCATTTCCACTTTTAATCATTTGTGAATATGATTCCATATCATCTTCACCTGCAACAAAAGTAGCAGCACGATATCCTTGTTTATACAACCAAGTTGCAGCAACCAATGGAGTTTTGATACTGGAATCTTCTACTAGGTGACCTGAAACTTCTGGAAATAAAGCCTTGATCCACCATACTTTCTGTTCGTAAGTTAGTGGATTCTTTTCATCACCTGTTTTACTACTGACAAACAAATACCAATCTGCACCCTGCTCTTTGGCAACTTTTTGAAGTGTTTGAATCAAAGCCATATGGCCATAGTGTGGAGGATTTAATCGACCAAAAGTAAACACAACTTTTTTAACTGGTTCGTTATCTAGTTCATCTAAACGCATTATTTGGCTCGATTAATAAAATATTTATTATTAGTGTTCGAAGTTAGCAGCAGAAAATTTAGCACGGTCCACAATCTTAGTGGGATTTTCTTTTCCATGTACCATGTATCCTTCCTGACCTGCTTGACCATTGATATGCGCCTGCATCTGCGCAGGGTGCGAATCTAATACGTTAACAACTATATCTTTAACTCTCATAATACCAATAAATGTTTGGCACATGACTTTGAATCCAGAAGCGTTTGCTTGCAAATGTGTAGCAATATTTTTTTTCTTACCATCACTAACTCTGCCTTCGCCATCCAACCACTGTAGAAAGTCACTGCCAAATCCATCAAAATTACGCTGGCGAACTCTATTGTTAGTATATTTGGTTAACAACTGCGGTAGATCTTTAATTTTCAATGCTGTTAATGCATTTGGATCGACTACTTTATCCATAACTGCTGCATTACTTTTAATAAAGTTAGTCATTGATGCTAATTCAGGCGGAATTTTAACTCTAGGCGGAGTGGTAAATTGATCGGTTATTACTAATAATGGTCCATTGGGATTCACACCGCGTGGTGTTGATATATGTCTGCCTGGAGGAGCAACAATCTTTCCGTCTGGTCCCGGGGAAGGTGCTGTATTAAAGAATGTATGAGCAACGATACCCGAGTTACTTTTTGCCATTCTCTGTCCAAGTTCGCTTGTAACAGGAACAGTATAAACAACAGTATTTGGCTTAAACACAAAGTTATTGTTTTCTACAGGTGGAGTTTGACTATACATCAAATCACCAAATAGATAACCTTTAAAGCCATTTGGCAAACTTGCTTCAAACTGTGGCCAAAGTTGTGCTATCATATCAGCAAGTTCTTCTCTGCCACCGCCTTTGCGCTGCGAATAAATCTCTGCAATTTCTTGAGGACTACGTGGCAATATACCTTTGGCAAACATATGCTTGTCACACATAGTAAAACCACGTTCGTCTCTGCCCCATACTATAGCAGGCTTGCCATCAGGCTTAACACTAATAGTTTCTGGATTAGTTGCCATTTGTTGTAGTGTTGCAATGCCTTTTAGAGCACCAGCAGATCCTTCATCGAATACACGATCTTCGGGATGAGGTACTCTAGCCTTAGTGGGGTCATATTCTTCTGTTAAAAACTCAGTTGCTCTCATAGTCTAATATTTATGAGATTACAGATTTTCTAATAACCACAAGTAAGTTGGAAGACTAAACTTCATCTCCCAAATTCCATTGTGTCCAGTTGAACACATTCCTTTAATTTCTGGTTCTAACCAATCCAATGCTGCAACACGATCGGGTCGCGGATAAAATACTGACGTTTTTCTTAGTATATTACCTAGATTAATTTCGTCGATGCTAACATCTTTGATCAGTAATACTTGATCTTTGATGATGTTGCCTCTATCGTCAACCTTAGTATCATCGTCTCTCTTATTAAGATACTCTATCTTAAGAGTTTGCTCACCTTCTTCAAGATCTCTTGTAAAACTAATGACCTTAGGTTCATCTAAATCATCTCTTGCATCTACAGAAACATTTGCTTCAATCATTTCATCATTGAGATAAATGTTAACCAAAGGTGGATCTCTCCACCAAATACCAGATAGAGATACTGTAAAAGCAACTGACTCAATCATGACCCTTCCTTTTCTTTACTTACAATCTCCATAGCACTTGTGTCGGTTAGATTAAGTTCAATCTTTGGAACATTATTATCTGCACCAACGCCAACACCATTGCCAATTTGATTAGTTAGTACTTTCTTAAGTTCTTCGAGATCGCCAGCATACTTGTGATATCCAGTATGATCTAACTTAATACCAGTATCAGCAAATACCTTACCGCCCATCAAGCGCCATAGATAGCAGAATGTCCAATCTTCTGATAGGTAGTTGCCATCGGGATCGATCATTGTGTCAAACAATCCATACATCAACGGCTCATACTGAGCACCGATGCCGATGTTATCGCGATATTTTAGTTCAGGATGAGCAGCAATCATCTTTAAAATCACATCTCTTTTAACCAACATAAAGCCTGTGCCCAATGTTGATACTTCAACTAAATCACCTAATACTACAGGATTCGGTACAGTATTAATAACATATCTAATGGGTATACGTTTCATTGGATATACCCCGCCAACTACATCTTGATTTGCACACAGCAATCGCAAGATTGACTCAGCATCAAATCCAAGATCAACGTCGATAAACATTAAATGTGTTGCTGCTTGATTGAATAAGAATTTAGCAACCAAGTTATTTCGCCCACGAGTAATCAGTGATTCATTGACCATAGTATCGATGCTGTAGTTAACACCTAACTTAGCAGCAATGATACTGAACTTAATCATACTGATGAATGTTGCTTCATTGCAAACGCCATTGTACATTGGCAAGCAGAAATGAACGTGTGTTGTTCTTAGATATGCTAAGACTTCTGGGGGTAGTCCGTGATCGTTTGTTGTGTTTTCGTTTGATTGTTCTGACATTAATTGAATCTCTTTGCTAGTTGATTTTAATTATATAGCACACGATTGATTGTGCCTGCTGTGAAATTGGTAATAGCAACTCTTACCCAAACAAAATTTCCACTGAAATTAGCATAAGTTGAAATAGATGTTGGTGTAACTCCGTTGCCAATTTGGCTTTCTGTAATATCAAACCAATCTGTTGCAGTTGGAGTAGTGGCTAGACTTGCTTGCATACCGATAACCCCAACAAATCCAGTTAGTTTATAACTGACTGTTTGTAGTCCGTCTGTATATCCGTAATAACCATCAGCCTTATATTGGGTACTATACCAATTTAGATCTGTGCCATTATAAGCACCATTTGCGGCACCGTGTGCGGTATTACTGATTACTACAGTTGGGACAATGCTCATTTTATGTTAATTTCCACAAGTCTTTTTTCGCCAACTAATTGTTCAATAACTTCTAACAACTGTGTAAGTAGATCTGCATCTAAAATCACAGCGGTCGGTGCGTCATCTTTTACAAGTTCACTGACTTTGATTTCGATAATGTCTTCATTGAGTTTAGCCATTTTTAGCTCCTCTATTATTTATGCGTTTGCAAGATCCTCTCTGCTCTTCCTGCCACGCTTTTTTCCAGGTGCTCTCTTGAGTCCATCTGGACGAATATCATATGCTGCTGCTAGTCGTTCTGGAGCCATTCCATCAATCTTATTGACTTCCTCGCAGGGGATGCTATATCGACGACCGGATGAATGAACTGCACGGAACTTAATAGTTCCTTCCTCACAGACGATACGATCAACTGTTAATGGAATATATGCTTCTGCTGGAGCATTTCCCATTGCAATAATGGGACAAGTAGCCCAAATCCTGCTGTTATTAGCAAGAATACCACGTTCGATCAATGCTTGTGCTAGTGTTAGTTTCACTTTACTCTCTCCATAAGTTTTACGATTTTTTTAATCTTACTTGGTGCGATCATATGCAACATCAATATATCATCTGTGCTTTTAGCATAGAAGTTAAACCCATCATATACTCCAGAATAACGTCCAAAGTTATCTACTAGATTATTGTTTTTACAACGATGAATAATTTCTTGATAGTAACCTTTAAACAGAAATTCATCTCTATTTGTGACAAGGTATTCTGTTAATGGTCGTTTAACAGAATCATTGCCCCATTCAAATCCTCCAAGAAATACTTGGTATCGATACTCAGGAACATGCTTAACAAATTTAATATCAGTAATAGAATCTAAATTGATCTGATTATCTAATTCATTCATATACTGTTCATTAGTGTATTCAACACTGACAATCGCAGTTCTGTATTTCTCATTGGTCAACAGATGCTCCAGCAGATCTATCTCGCTAGTATAGATATTACACCAAGCTTCTCGACGACGACGGAATTCCCAAAGATTAAGTTCGCATTCCCGTAAAAGAGTTTGCCAGCGATTGTCAATACTATGCCTTCCAATGCTATCTTGTCGACTAAAATTAAATTCAATTCGCCATTCAAATTTTGGCTTATACCAAACCTTATCAACTTTTGTAAATTGATACGGTTTTAGCAAACTCTTAAATGCCTGTATGTAGTAATTCTTGTCGTTCAACTGATATCTCCACGTCGTCTACGGCGCTAACTCTTATTGTAACACCATCTAACAACTTGTCAAACAGTATTTTCTTTGAAAGAGGTACTTTAATTTTCTCGTGTATCAGTCGCGCCATTGGTCTTGCACCCATTGCAGTGTCATATCCATTCTTAATAAGATAATCCCATGCAGTATCATCTATTTCAATCATGATACCACGATCAATGAGTTGAGTCTGCATTTCAGCAATGAACTTAACTGCAACCTTCTTGATGGTTTCTTTACTAAGTTTATTAAACTTAATAACAGCATCGAGCCTATTTCTGAATTCAGGACGGAAAAATTCCTTGACGGCCTTATCATCTTCGCCTGTCTTAATAAGAGATCCAAACCCGATATTATTGCGTTCGCTATCAGCAGCACCAAGATTACTTGTGAGTAGAATGATCGCTTGGCGACAGTCTGCTTTCTTGCCATTACTACCTGTGACGAAGCCCTCGTCCATGATCTGTAGAAGAATCTGAACTACTTCGGGATGTGCTTTTTCTATTTCATCGAAAAGGATAACAGCGTGAGGATTTTTTGAAACCTCACTTATAAGCAGACCGCCTGCCAAGTTAGCATCCTCGTAGCCAACATAGCCAGGAGGTGCACCAATCAAACGGCTAACACTATGTCGCTCGCCGTATTCACTCATATCAAAACGAATAAACTTCATTGCAAGCCTGTCGCTTAATGTCTTAGAAAGTTCTGTCTTACCAGTTCCTGTTGGACCAAGCAGCAGGAAGGCACCAACTGGACGATTGTTACTCTTAAGTCCTGCACGGTTAACCCAAACACGATCGAGAATTTGATCAACAGCAGTGTCTTGCCCAAATACACGCATCTTAATATCGTTTTCAACTGTTGAGATGTCAGCAGTGCTTTTTTCTTCTTCGAACTGATGCATTGGTATGCCAGTCATACGACTAAGTTCGCGTTGAATTTGAATTACATCAATGGTTCGATCTTCAGCATCAGTGCTGCGTTTCAATGCTGCTGCACTGTCAATGAGATCAATCGCTTTATCCGGCAACTTCTTATCATTTTGAAAACGTACACTTAAATCAACGGCTTCTTTGATTGCCTCATCTGTAATTTTGACATCATGGAATCCTTCGTAACTATCACGCAGACCCTCGAGAATTTGAATGGCAATAGCAGGAGTGGGCTCGTCGACCGTAAGTCTATTAAATCGACGCATCAGCGCACGATCTTTTTCGAAATGTTGTGTATATTCTTCCCATGTTGTGCTGGCAATTACCTTAAGCTCGCCACGAGCAAGTGCAGGTTTAATCATATTTGCTAGATCAACTGCACTATTATTTCCCCCGCCTGCTCCCTTCATCTGATGTGCTTCATCAATAAAGAGAATAACATTCTTTATCTCTTGAGCAGCAGTGAGAATTTCTTGTAGTCGTTCTTCAAATTCTCCTCGATACTTTGTACCAGCAAGAAGCTGACCAATATTAAGACTGTAGACTTTCCAGTCTTTAAGAAACTCCGGAACACGATCTTCGATAATATTTAAAACGAGGCCTTCTGCAACAGCAGTCTTACCAACGCCAGCGTCACCAACCAATAGGACATTGCTCTTATTTTTCCTTGCTAGAATTTGAACTAACTCGTGTAATTCTTTTTCACGCCCAATGACAGGGTCAATCTTACCTTCGCCAGCAAGAGTCATCATATTTGAACAATATTGTTCGAGAATCTTTTCTGCATATCCTTTATTTGATTTAGTCTTACGCTGCTTAGACCAAGATTTTACAACAGTTTCCTTGTCGACGCCATACTTCTGTAATAGGAATGCAGACTGGCTATGCGTCTCATTTGTGATACTTAAAAATAAATCTATTAGACTTATTTGTTTACGACCGCTAAAGATTACTTGAGTAAAAGCACGGTTGAACACACGTTCTAGACTTGCGGTTTTCTTAAGATCATCCTGTGTTTCTTCATTTGCAAAAACAGTGATGCTTTGCAAGTATGCGTCAACTTCATTGATCAGTAATTCTGTTTGAACACCGAGTTCGTCTAATAAACTATTAAAATAGCGTTCGTGTAATAGGCTGAGTAGCAAATGCTCAACCATGAGATATTCATGGTTCCATTCTTTAGCATACCCTCGAGCAGCCGATACGATTTTATCTATGTCGCCGTTTGAACTATAAATCTGTTTCATTAATACAAATATAGCAACTAGTAGTTGTCATGTCAAGTATTTATAGGCTTGAGATCAACTATCTTCTTTACTAAATTAAGTTGCTCTTCAGTCAATGCTGTGGGTATCATAACATTTACTCTGACAATAAACTTGCCCATTGTTTTATTGGCTCTTGTAAACCCTTCGTCAGTGATTCCCAGTTGTGTCCCATTCTGTGTGCCAGGTGAAATATTTAATTTAATCTTTTTACCGCGTGGAGTATCTAAGTCTACTTCAGTTCCCATCATTGCTTGAAAGCAATCGATTGTAATTTCAGTTAACACATGATCTTCGACTCTGATAAATTTAGGATGTGGCATAACTCTAATTAAGATTTCCAGTGTTCCGCGCGGTACTGTAATTACTGCATTATCACCTCTGCCTGCCATTTGTAATACAGTATTATCTGCCACACCTGGAGGTAAATCAATGGTTATGCGTTCACTACCTTTTGACAAATTAAATTCAATGGTTTTCTGACAGATATCTAACGTCTCTAAGAAATTAATTGATAATTGAACTCTGATGTTTCTGTTTCTAGGCGTCTGCGGATGAGTGAAATTAAAACCAAACATCTGGCTAAAGTGCTCATTGATATGAGAAAAAGTATCGTTTGGATCATTAAAATTAGGATTCATTCCTCGATGAAATTGTGGTTGTGGGTTCCTCAACGTATGATCATAGTGTGCCCTTTTATCAGCATCTGCTAATGTCTCATAAGCTTCACTAATTTGTTGAAATTTTGCAACATCTCCGCCGAGATCCGGATGGTGTTGTTTTGCTAATTTTCGATATGATGATTTGATCTCTTCGGGGGTAGCAGATACTGCTACCCCTAATGTAGCATAATGGGTCATACTTTAATTTATGACTTAGTTACGAGCAGCAACCTTTTCTTGAGTTCTTCCATATGCAGCAACACCTAATATCGCACCGAATGCCATATGAATAAGTCCGCCGTTACTGAGTGTCAAACTCACCCATGCAGTATAAGCCATCTGTACACCTAAGCCCTTAAACAGTACTGGGAGGAACATTGCAACTGCTGGGAAGATTACGAAGTCGCAGAGACAAATAAGCATATACAACCAACCCATGGCTGGACGCCAATAAGCCTTGACCCAATGCTCCTGTTCCTTGCTCATTTGTTCTTTAACAACTTCATCGTCTATGGAAGTTTGAGCAATCCCCACGCTGGCAGTTGCTTGTGCTTGAGCAGTTGCTTGAGTCTGCATAAATGCTGCTTGTCCCATGCCATTGTTATTGTTAATATCAACTACAGTAACACTAGGGGCAGTAGTCGAGGGTGGTGAAGGAGGGGGTGGTGGCGGAGGTGGGGGTGGTGGTGGAGGAGGAGGGGGCGGTGTAGGTTGTACATCTGGATTGTTAATTTCTTCGATCTCATCGTGTGATAATCTCGGCGCCATCAAATCTGGATCGTCAGTGAGGTCAGGTTTACTTTTTTTGGCCATTTTGATTTTCCTTGGGTTTTTCTGGTTGATAATATTCTTTATATGCCTGCACCTGTGATTGTAGTTGCTTAATTATCTTTGTAAGTTCAGATACATTCAAACTTAAATCTTCGTAGTCATCGCTAGTTACAGCAAACAAACTGTCTTTAGATGTTTTCTTCCAAACTGCATCGATATGTCCTGGTGTGTTAGGCTTTGCATCTCTTGTTATAACGTACCAGTCGACATCTCTAAGTCGTACTTGATCTACATTTGGCAACATCATTGCAGGTTTATCAACTTGTACTATCGCGGTAGTTGGAGTTGGAGTTCCTGCACATCCTGCCAAAATTGCTGTTATAAAAAAAACATTAATTAATTTAGCAACCATCATCCTGCTTTCCTTTATTGACTTGCTGTTCGATGCAGCGGAATGTCTTCTTTGTTGCTGCATTTGCCCTAGTTTGAACTTCTTTAGGTTTAGCTGTTGCGAATTTATCTAAATCTCTGCCGTTCTTACGGAACTTATCTTCGAGTTCAGTGACTGAAGCACGAGCTTCTTCAAAATCTTTACTAGTTTGTAATAATACTTCTTGTTGTTTTTTTAGATCTTCTTGTTGTTTTAATATAGTTGCATTAGCAGATTGTAATGCAAATTCTTTAGTGGCAATCTGTTGATTAAGTTCTGCCATCTTATCCTGTGTGTATTTGAAGTAACCGACAGCAGCAGCGATTACGAGTACCAATGCTATAATTTTCCACATAGTTCCTCCAAACATTTGATTATCCTATCCCACTTAACCTTTTGATTTGTGCTATCTCATCGCTTAAGTTTTTTTGTTCTTTGTCGACTGATGCAAATTGTTCGGTAAATTCTTTATATTTTCCTGGAGTTGTCGGTACTAATTCTGTTATTGTTTCTTCATCCAGTGGATAGTATTCTTTTTGCTTATACCATTTAAATTTCCATTCATTTAATTTGATATCAGTCAGATGTTGAAGATCACCCAGCAGTTCCATCATGTTTTCAAAAATGCTAGGTTGTCTTGGCATTTCGACGAATACTAAGAATTCACCATCATCAACTTCTCCAGAACTTACGTCAGCATCTAATACCCAATCGTAACCGTTCTCGATGAAACTAACTAGATCTTGGCTTGGCATGCGCTGCTTAATTTTAAAACTGGCTGTGATAACGTCTTCGTTCTCACCCATTTTGCTATCATATTCGTCAAAATGAATTTTATTTCCAACGAGATAGATTAAATCTTCCTTGCTAAGACCTTCAGATAGCTGGCGGTGCATTGGGTGCTACTCCTGCGGCTGCTTGCGGTTCGACTGTTGTTTGTGCATTTGCTGCATTCACTGCCGCAGTGCTATCGCCTGATGTCATTGACTTTTGATCCAAATCTTTTTCGTATGCGCTTTGCAGATCACTGAGATCGATATCTTCGCCTGCAATTTCAACAGAACCTTGTTTAATTTCTGCAAGCAGATGTTTTGGTAACATTATATCAATGTACCAAACTTTAATATCTACTAACTTGCCTTTCTTACTCCCATCACGAAAGTCTCCAGGAGATTTTATCTTTATTGGGATCTTAACTGTTTCTTTTTGATAAGTGATCTTAGCACCATATGGCAACAATCTTTTTGCTCCGCTTGGATCTGGCATTAGATTCTCAGGCCACATAAATTTACATTTGACCCAATATTTGCTAATAGTTGGACCTTCAACAAGTTCTCCATATTTCCAATTTGGAAAAGCATAGATATCCATGCTGTCTAGTACACGTTCAAAATCCATGAGCATTCCGAGACTGGAGTCGCTCATGTAAATTTGCTTAATATTTTTTACGTTATCAATGATGCTTACCATGGTATAATATTTATCCGTGTCAGACAATAACATAATTATACCATTTGATTCAAAAGATGTGTGTATTGTTAACTCTTTTGAATCTGAACTTAAATATTTTCGAGCAAGATCAACAATGCTCCAGGAGAATTAAAGTTCATGCAGAAGCGAAAGCACAAGGAAAAGTTCATTAACAACGTCACTCAAATTGAAAACTACCTAAAAGAACCTGCAAAGAAGAATCGGGTCGAGATCATCCCCCGAAACTTAAATCAAGAACATTATCTAAGCCTACTACTAGATTCCCGAAAAAGTATTGTCGTTGCAACTGGTCCCGCCGGAACAGGCAAAACCTTGCTGGCCATGATGGCAGCTATTAAAGCACTTAAAGAGCGCCAGATAACAAAGATAATACTTACTCGTCCAGCAGTGGGAGTAGAGGATGAGAAGCATGGTTTCCTTCCAGGAACACTTCAACAGAAGATGGAACCCTGGACTAAACCGCTCTTCGATGTGTTGCACGAATACTACACTACTCGTGATACCCAATCAATGCTAGAAGTAGGAACGATTGAGATATGCCCATTGGCATTCATGCGTGGTCGAACATTCAAAAACTGCTATGTTATCGCAGATGAAATGCAGAACGCAACACCTAATCAAATGAAAATGCTGCTTACTAGAATAGGCGAGGAGAGCCGCATACTAGTAACAGGTGACATTCGTCAAACAGATAGAAAGGAAGGCGAAAACGGGCTATTAGATTTTAATAGATTATTAGCAGGTTTCGAAGGCAGCAAGTATGTAAGTTCAGTGAAATTTGAAAATAAAGATATTGAACGTCATCCTGCTGTAGAAGAAATCTTGAATATTTACGGCGAATAAACTTAACAGTAGGGCCCTACTGTTTTTTTCTTGCCAACATTTTGATTAGTTGCCATTCTTGATAGGCATCTTTTACACTTTCATTCTCGTGATTAGCTTCTTTAATCCAGCTAAGTTCACTAGCCCACCCTTTATCACCACCATTGGCTTTATAAATCACATATGCTTCGGGTAAGTAACTTTCATACCATACATCTTCTCCCCATTCGTCTACACTAATTCCAAAAAAAGCATTGCCATCTAATAAACATAATACTTCTGCAATAGGGCGAAGAATATTTTTTTCTTGTTCGGTAAAGTTTTTCTTCCGAGTCGCAGGAAAATTTGAACTAAAGTATTCGCCTAAACTGATTGGCGTAGGTTTCTTAATAACCTTACGTGGAGATTTGGGCATTTAACCACTTATTAATGTGATCTTTGTAGTGTGTCATAAAGTACGCATACAACTCATCATATGTCTTTTCTGAATATCTATTCTTTATAACTTTCTTCTTAGCAACATCAATGATGATGCTTGCTTCGGAGTAATCTCTATGCTTTAAGTTTTTACAAACTCCAAAAATCTCATCTGTTTTAAGTCCATCCGCAGGACGATTTGGATTACGATTAGACTGTACATGTTTAGCCAATAAAAACATTCTGTTTGACATTTTAAATATCCGTTAATTCTACAAGTGTGGCTGAAAGATTGATCTCAGCATCTGCCACCATGCTATGATTAATCAATCCATTTCTAATAATTACAATTGCTTTATCCTGTGCTTCGGGTGTTGTACCCCAAAGTTCTAGATTATCATACATCCAACGAAAAACATCTTCCATTTCATCTGGACGTACTTGACTACAGATTATCTTCCTTGCATCTCTAACACGACCCTGCTTAAAAAGATCGACTGCTTTGATTTTATAATCATCTAGCATCACTGATGAAGCAGTTGGCTGTTGTAACACGCCGTCTATAGATGCCATTTGCAAACTATTGATGCACTTACGCAGGTCTGGGTAAGTTGCTGTTACATAACTATCAAGTACATCGAGATCGAAATCAATATTTTCGTCGACGAGTACTGTTGCAACTCGTGTTGTAAATTCAATCTTATCTAATTTATCAATATGAATGCTTTGACATCTTGATTTCATTGCATCTAATATTTTATGTGGATAGTTACAGGTTAAAATAAATCTTGCAGTATTGGAATATGTTTCCATAAGACCACGCATAACTGCTTGTGCAGACAAGGACAAGTAATCGGCCTCATCCATTAGTACAACTTTAAACTCGCCGAATGGCATTGTTTGCACAAAACCTTCAATTTTGACTCTTAGGAAATCAACGCCGTTGTCTCTACTGGCATTGATCTGTAAGAAATCAAAATCATCAACACCAAGTTCATTGATTAAAACTTTAGCCAGTGTTGTTTTTCCAGTGCCCGGACTGCCACTAAGAAGAATATGTGGGATGGCTCCATCTTTAATCCACTGCATGACTTGCTGCTTCTGAGAATTGTCTCGCCAAACATAGTCTGACACAGTTTTAGGCCTGTAGGATTCTACCCATAGTTTATTAATAGACATTTTTCACCTCTTGAGTTAGTTTACATTTTTGTCTATTGATTGTCAATCTCGTAGATGATATGTCGGTGCAACATAATCGTCTGCTGGTAACTCATCAGATGTTAGAAGAACATCCTTTGGATCAACCATTCTAACAGTGATAGATTGTCCATCGTCATCTGTTAGATCCAAACCTCGAGTCCAACGCCCGTGTGCTACAAGTATGTATTCGCCCTTGTTAACATCCTTATTCTTAGGTCCAACTGCAAGAACATGACACCAACGTGGACGAATACCACGCTCTTCTTTATCATCACCTGGAAGAATAATGCCACCTGTAGTAACACGTTCTCCAAATTCCATATCAGTGACGAGAATATTACTGTGAGTGGGCGTAATCTTCTTCCAATCTGCTTTGATGTGAATTCTTGCTGTATAAGCCATTATATCTTCTTTCTTTCTTGTACTGATAGTTTTTCATTTAACTCTTTGCTACGTGAGACTGCATCTGCAAGTCCGCCCCGAGGTTTGTTTTCTAATGGGTTTTGTTCGATAACAGTTGTACCTTCAGGATTTTGCAAATCTTCGAAAGGATTGATGGTATCCATCACAACATCTTCGGGTGGAGCAATGACATCTGGCTCTATAGATGCTTTCTTAGGGGAAACATTAGTAGGGAAATTATTCCCACTTAGGTTATAAGTCTCTCTAGTTATCTGTTCACGTGTCTTAATAATCTTGCCGCCTTGAACAACATCACCGCGAACATTAGTTCGCGTATTTCCAACAGTAATAAGTGTTTCATTCATCAATTTTAACTTATCGATATCTATTAAAGTTCCTCTGGATGTTCTGTGAGCTACCATATCATTGATTCCTTTTATTCTATTTAACGTATGAATTCTTCGATGTCTAAATTATAGGTTATGCTGTTGATCTTGTGAACACCGATCAGATAAAGAACGAAACTGGCTACACTACTGCCTCTGCCCACACCCCATACAATGTTGTTTGCTCTAAGAGTATCAACAAAGTATTTTAAGTAACGCAACAAGTCTAGCAAGTCACGTTCGGCATACATTAGCAATTCTGCGCCAGTGCGCTGGAGTTCAGTTTCATTTCTACACAGATCCAAGAGCCACTTCGCAATGTCCATGTTCTTATATTCGTCGGGCATGAACCAAGTATTCTGATTTGCCTCATGCCATTCAGATGGATCAACAGCAATCTCTTCTAGTTGTTTTAATTTTGGCCAATCTAAATATAAACTGTCAATGGCTAAATTGTATCTTGCTGCTGACTTTAACTCGATTGAATTATAATTCAATTTAGGATTGATGTATAGATGATCGCAAACATCACGTTCACTTAAAATGATGCGATCATAAATGTCAGTGTTTAGTTTCTTTGCCACCGTCGATTACCTTTGGTTTCCATTTTGGACCAGTCTTTTCTTTATTGTCATTACTTTGTTCCCACAGCAATGATTTTTCCCAGACTGATTTATGTTTGTGAAACTTTATTTCTTTCTTGCCAATTTCAAACCAATCGCATGTACTTGGGTCAGGATTCCCCCACCATGGCTGTTCTTCTTTAACAGTCTTATACATTTCACACTCTAGACTACCAAAATCTTCAGCAAATTCATCATCAAAATGAATCCATATATTATCACCTTGTGTACTACGAAGTTTAACTTTTCTGATGAAAAGTCTTCCTTCGGATATTGCATTGAGTTTAGTATAGATCATAGCAGCCATGATAACATCGATTGGTTCATTGGGCAAAGTAATAATCTTTTGTTTTGTTTTCTTTTCTAGAGTTTGTATCAGTGGATTGTTTATATTAATGAATAATGCCTGATCGAATATCGAATGTAGCATAATCTTACATCTTTCGAAAGCAATATTTTGTTGTTCTCCATCATCTGTTTCGATATCAAAATAAACTTTACATGCATAGGAGTTTGGGGCCAACCAATCGTCTAGAGCAATTACACAGTTCCATTCGCAATCATAACTAAGATCTGTCATTTTTAATTTTAACCTTATCCTTTAACATTTTGTCATTTAGCTTTTTCGGCTAACTCAGCCATTCTTTTCTTATATTCTTCTTGGTAACCATTTAGTACCATTCTTATTTGATTACCTAAACCTGCATTGCCTAATCTCATTGCTTGGTGATATTTTTCGCTAAGTTCAGATGATTTTGTAATTAATTCATCTAGATCAACATCTTTTAAACTACCAAGCAATGGATGAAACATTAGAGATCTCCTGCTTCCCTGTTTTCGCTATAATGTGCATCGAACTTACCACCAGGGTAACGTGCTTCCAACTTACGCACATTCTCTTCGATTACATCGTTTGGATTAAATCCTAATGCACGACAGGCATTAGCCCAATACCACATGATATCCCCAAGCTCACGTTTCATATGAAATACATTCTCATCAGTGAGTGGCTTACCCTGAAATAACATCTTCTTAATAATTTCGTTGTATTCGCCACATTCGCTGCTAAGTCCAATGCCACTTGTGATTAGCAATGGGACATTGATCTGAGGTCCATGCATCGAAATACCAGTTGGTGCATTAACTTCGTAATTTGCATCTAGTCTATCTAGACGATTCATAAACGCTGTTAAATCGCTTGATTCTTCGCTTGTAACTGCGGCAACGAATTCTGTATAACGGTTAAGGTCAATAGTCATAAAAATACTCCTACTATGTATATTAAAGTAATACAAAGTAGGAGTCAATAAAATTAAAGTTTAAACCAACGAGGAGCAGGTGTTGCTCCAGCAACGTATTGTAATTTGATGTTTGCATTAGCACTCAATGTTGAGACATTTCCCAGTACAAGAACACCTGTATTAGAAATAATTCTCATTGTTTGAATAGCATTATTGCTGCTAATAGTTACTAGTTGTCCATCGCCCGGCGCAGAAGGTAGATAGATATTTCCATAGTTTAATATCTTTACACTATCGATATAAAGTGTATTTGTCACTGTGGTACTAAAATTATTACCTACGTTGGCATAAGAATATCTAGAAAAATTTGGAACAGTGCTAGACCAATCGCTAGAATCTGCTGTTGGATAACGAGGTCGACTCATGTCATTGACAGCAATCGTTGCACCTTGATCATCTGTAGTAAATTCAAACATGTATGTTCCCGCAGCATTAAAGGCCAAAACATGAGTACTAGAATTAAAACCTTCCAGTGTATCAGTTCCGATATTAACAGCAGTGGGTAATGTCATGGTATGTGCCGCACTAGTGATAACGGCTTTAAAACGAATTCTTCCTAACTTACCGCTGATGGGCAAGTTGCTAAAAGAAAGAATAATCGAACCATTTGTAGTTACGGTATAGTAAGGCGCAGTAGCATGATTTAAAACTAGTGTACCGGATGTTGATCCGAAGTCAACTTGTGTTTCTCTAAAATTATGTATTTCGGCACCTGCTAATATAGTACCTGACAGGTCATTATTAACAACAGTACCACCTGACAATGCACCTTTAAGGATAACTTTTCCTTGTAAGTCTTCAATCTCACCTTTAGCATAGGCAAAATTGTTTTTGATATTTGTGAAATTAGTACGGAAACCCTGACTATCGTTGTCGACGCCAGCTATTGGGTATGTACCGTCTATGTTATTGGCATTAATATTACTGGCCATTAGTGAAAACTCCAAACTTTGGGAACGCTAGATATTTATCGCCTTGCAATGGTATAGTGTAAGAATCGATGTTGCTGACAAATTTCGTTCCATTTCCATCAAATTTTGTCGGCAGTCTCTCTTTAAGAACTGCACTGGTTGTTTGTGTATATCTAGGAACACTGTAGGAAATTCCAATAACTGAACTATCATAGAGTTGGAATGTATTTCCATGCGTGTCACCTTCGTTGACAAAAACATACTCGGGTGGTATGATTACAGTTCCGGAAATAAATTGAGATGTTGAATTAACTCCGAGATCTGAGTATGTGAATGAAAGTGAATTATCAACTGATAATACAACAAATGTCGAAGGAGATCCTCCGCCAAATTTAACTTGAACAGTGTCCCCGATACTTAAACTATGCACCGTTGTAGTTTCTATCCTACTAACACCATCAGTTCTAGACCAAGATTTAATATTAAGTATCTCACCTTGACTGATTGATCTTACAAATTCTAGACTTACTCTATTATCTTGATTCACATCTATCTTCCAAATTCCACCTCGCTGATTAGTTAACGATGGAATAAGTGTTCTTTCGTGATATCCCGGGACAACAGTAGCATTAGCAACTTCGTTTCGATCCCATGTTTGAACATCCCATGTATAAAGTTCATCCCACCCATAGTTATTGACTATGATATCAGACTTATTCCAACCATCATTTGCATATGGATTCCAGCCAGGATATCTTTCTTGTGTTGCAAAGATTATGAGTTTGTTTTGTAGATTATATCCTTTGCCATCTAATCCACCACTGTCAATGATATAGTCCAGAGTTCTTCCATGTATTGAATCAAATGGTCTATCGACGGCAAAATCAACTCTTGCAACAGGAACTATGATTGCTGTTTCGCCTACAGCAGAATTATCAAATGATGTATACTTTTGATCATTGAATTTTCTTTTGACAATATCAAAGTTTTGACTATAACTATTATTCAACACATATCTATCGGTGACAAACGCAACAGTTTTAATATCATATGGTGCAAGTTTTTTAATATTATAAAGGGCTTTTGCGCCCGTTCCTGGTTTTAAATATGCTAACACAGCGCCAGTGGTATATCCAATTATTCTATTATTACTCTGTGTAGATACCATCCACTCAGGTAAACTATTCAAATAACTGTTCTGCAATGAACTAGCCAAATCTTTCTGCATCAGTGTCAAATCATTTGGTGCTATCACATTGCTTCCGCTAGCTCTGGGATTTCGCCAATTTGATTTTACAGCATTTAGATTAGTAAACGCATTGGGGCTTTTAATTATAGTAACATTATTATCCTGCCGATAAGTCTTAGTATTTTCTATCAAATCAACATAAATGACATCATATAGTATGTTGCCATTTTCATCTTTGCCTTGTGCTAACTTATAATCACCAAAATAGAATTTTTTATTGAAATGTCTAGTCTGCATTGCAGCAATGTAATCACTGAGTTTACTTGCTTTGATTCCGTAACTTACTATAAATTTAATGTCTTGCTGTAATCCATAGTATGGATCATTTGGTCTATAGATGTCATTTGAATCAAAGATATCAGTGTTATGAATGATGGTGTATATTTTTTGTCGTTGTTCAATCGACGGTAAACATTTAATATATAAATCTTCGTAGGGTTCATAAGTCGATGGTATTACACTCACTGTAAAAGTCTGTTCGCTCGATAACTGATTATAGTAATCGCTTGCGATGACGGTAAATTTATAAAGATTGTCAAAGTTAGTATTCTTCAGATAAACAAACTTTGATGTTAAATCTTTATCAAAGGTTGTCGTACCTTTATCAAACCCCATCGTTTGGAAACTAACACGGCCGCTTATCGTGCCATCTTCGAGTAGTATCAATCCCTGGGGTAATCTACTTCCAATCTTTAAGGTATAATATAATTCTCTGCCACTCATTGCAGATGCCTTGACATATAATGTGCTTATATCACCGTTGCGAATCGAACCAACATTAGTTGGACTATCCCAAGTAACAGCAAGATCTAGATTTCCTAATATAGTTAAAGTAAATGTTGAGATACTGCTACTGGCACCGTCATTGCTTAAAACTGCAACACCAAATGAATAATCTTTAGTTGTTTCGACCTGAGCGGGAATATATCCAGTTAACCAACCAGTGCTACTATCTAATGTTAATCCATCCGGTAATCCTAAATCACCACGATCCCAAAAATATGAATCCCATCCTGAGGTATTCGAGTCAAACCCATAATCTGTGCTACTAGTTAAAATATAAGTGATACCGGTGTTAGAATAATCGATACCTTCGAACTTAAATGCGTAGTATCCTCCGCTATTTGTTACCGAACTACTACCAAGTGATGTTGTTAATAAGATAGGAGGTCGAACGGCGTTTAAGTCTGCTGTTAAGAAGACAGTATCGTCTGAGATAGAAATCGAGTCTGCTCTTAATCCTGCAAAATTGTAAACAGAAATTTTAAAATTCTTAACTACTGTTGCCTTACCATCAGTTACGCTTGCTGTAAAATTGTAATCTATAAAATTACTAACAGTGATTCTTTCAAAACCATCAGTGTTCCAATATGAATCATTATATCCTACTAGATCTGATATCTCTCCATAGATAGGTTCGATGACTCCAGTAATTTTTCCAGTTTCACTGAAAGTCACTCCCTTGGGTAATCGCCCTGTCAGAAATTTCCATGTCAGTGGATCGTTATTGAGATCGGTAGCAGTTAATTGCAAGTTGATTGCAGTACCATCAACATATGTTCCCAGTGGTACATTCAACGAAGTAATGACTGGCGGATAATTTCCTGTAATGGTTATATAAAAGGTTCTGTCAGTGATGCCAGTGACTTCCCCATTGTAAGTAGAAGTTGCTCGTATAGTGAATGTACTAGTTACATCTTTGTTAACACTAAAAGGTACACCGGTTACTGTATATGTTCTATCCGGATTTCCGCTTATATAACCAGTGGGATCAATCTGAACGCCTCTTGGAAGTTGTCCCGCTGTCAGTGAATAGGTAACCGTTCCCCCGCCAATAGGATCTATTGCTTGCAGTGCAAGATCAAAATATTGTTGTGCTGCGATCTTTCCAAAATCGCCTTGATCAGTGATCCAAATTGGATTTCCCATTGTGTCTCCTTAATTATTTATAGGCACAACAGTTTAAATTCTGCCAACAACTACTTCGATGACTCCACTACCGCCCAGTAAGTTTTGAACTGCTTTACCTATTACCGTTCCAATCTTTGGATATTCGCTTGCAATAGCATATCCATCTCCGGCGCTTACCAACATATCGCCTTTACGTATTGGACCAATGACTTTACATGGTACACGACCTTGTAATGCAACAGGTAACATGAATTGCCCTTTTGCTTCGCTATTCATTAAATATCCAGGTTTAGTTGAAATAACACCTGCTATACGATTGCTATTTGCACCGGCCTCAGTGATTTCAAAATCTCCGCCAAATTCTACTACTGTCCCTGGCAAATACATTAAATCAGATTCATACAGTTCTGCTAAGTCGGCATTAGCGGCATTAGCAGCCAATGCAAACAGTGTATTAAATCCTGCTCCAAGAGCACCGATATTTCCAACACCATTTGTTCCTGCATTAGAAATAGCAGTAGTAGAACTATTAACTGATACTGTTGTAAATGCACCAGTATTTGCTGTATTGGCGCCAATCGGACCGTTAATATAACCTTTTATTTGTCCACCGCTTGTAGTTGTAACACTGGTGAATACACCTGTATTTGCTGTATTTGCACCAATTGCTCCAGTTAGATAGCCAGTTACTTGTCCGCTAACAGCAGTTATACTTCCAGCTTTAACCGCATCATATGTTGTAGTATTATCAAAAGTAACAACATTACCAGTAGGTTCATTTACAACATTACTGAAGAAAGTCCATGTATTACTACTATGATCTCTTACTAATCCTGTATGTTGATATATCCCAGCAGTAAAGTGTCCAACAATACCTATATCGTAATTATTGGATGGATTATTATTAGCAATATAAAGTAATGTATCGTTTATTGAAATAGTATTTGCATTAATTACAGTGCTTGGACCATTAACTGTTAAATTACCTGCAATGGTAACATCGCCTGTTGTAGTAATACTTGTAAATGAACCGGTATTTGCTGTATTGGCGCCAATCGCACCAGTTAGATATCCGGTGATCTGTCCCCCGCTGCTAGTAGTGACAGTTGTGAACACACCAGAATTAGCAATATTAGCGCCAATTGGGCCTGTCATATAACCAGTTATTTTTCCGCCATTGATAGTGACAAGAGATCCAACGCTAACAGCGCCTGTTAATTCTGCTGTTGCACCATTGAAGTCTGTACCACTATTACCAATGGTTAGAGCATATAAACTAGATGCAGTTGTAGTATTAAATGCAGCAGTACCTGAAACTGTTATTGTAGTAAATGCGCCGGTATTAGCAGTGTTAGCGCCAATTGGTCCTGTCATATAACCAAATACTTGACCGCCTACTGTAAGAGATTTAGATCCTTTATTATAAGTTAATCCATAATCGCCTGCAAAACTTCCTGCATCATTGAATTGAACTTGTGTGTTAGATCCTGCAACGGTACCCCCGCCGCCGCCGCCTGTCCCTGTTGTCCAAGTTAAATTACCTGCACCGTCGGTCTGTAGGTAATTCCCGTTACTGCCGCCTGAAATTTTAACAT